AATAATACTCAAAGGATAGACGAACTATTAGATTATCGAATAGGTGATATAAAAGAAGATATCCTAGAAACTAAAAGCGCTGTAATCAGAATTGAAAAAATGATTGTTGGTAATGGTTCAGAAGGATTGATCCAAAAAGTAAGTAAGAATTCAGCTAATATAAAAATTATTCTATGGGCTTTATCTATAATTGTAGGTGGGGCTTTAACTGGTGGAGCTGTCGTAAACGCTTTATGTTCAGATAATGATAATAAAATAGAAATAATTAAAAATAAATAAAGGGTATTAAATTATTTACACGAATACTTATGTTATGTATAATAATATAAGGAGTAAATAATGAAAACAGATAATACACCATATAAAGATGCACATTTAGCTAGTCATGTTGTAAAAGAGGGTTTTGAAAGACTAAGGTTCGATGATATCTGGCTTGATCTAGTTCGCCAATCGATGCTTAAAACACAAGAAGAAAAATTAAGACTTCTATTTCTCAGAAGTCAAAATACTAAAAATACTAAAGAAGAACCTAAATCTCAAACTAAAAAATCATTAAAAGATTTAGGCATTTCTGAATAATTAATATTTTATAAAGGAGTAAAATATGGATAATTCAGAAATAAAAAATAATTATTCTAGGTCTTCTAATAATTCTAGAGATTTAAATAATTTATCTATTTCAAAATTGAAGGTATATATTTCAACCAAACCAAGAATGACATATGAAGAAATTTTATGGGAATTTAGAATAGGTAAAGAATATAGAGACGATCAAAGGATTATAGACGCAAACCTTCCACTGGTATTTTCTATCGTAGGTAAATTATACAATAAACACAGATATTTATCAAACAATGAATTTAAAACCTGTGATGTCCAATTTATAGATTTATTTCAAGCGGGGGTTTTAGGATTAGTTAAAGCAATTGAAAAATATGACTCAACTAGAAATACGAAATTTAGTGCATATGCTTATAATTGGATTGCTCAAAAGATTAGAGAAGAAATAAGAAAGACAATATATCCATTAAAAACATATCAGTATGCGCCTGTTAACATCGTAGAGCTCAAGGAAAAACATTCTGGCATAGATAGTCGTTTCTATGATGTTATCGACTACAAGGAGCTGTTAGAGGACATTAGAGGTATATTAAGCGCAAATGAACTGGTATATTTTGAACTTTACTTCATAAAAGAGCATAGTATATCAGAAATATCTAAAATTGTTAATAGATGTACATCAACTTCAAGATACCATATAAAGAATATTAAAGCTAAATTACAAAAAGAATTAAAGCGTAATAGTTAATGGTAAAACCGAAATATAATCCATATTTATACGTCTATAAGAAGAATACCATTTATCACCATATATTCCTACAGTTTGATTATTTATCTTTAATCCAAAATTTTGTTCTATAAATTTAATATTATTATCATACCAGCGTTGTAATTGTCGAAACTGATAAAATACACACGTTTTAGATTTAGCCGATATAAAAACAATAAAGTCGCTTTTAGATGTTTTTATCCAACCTGGCTTTTTATTTTTCATATCATACCATTCTTCTATAATTATTTTATTGTCGTCTTTATAATTGCATTTGATTTCATATTTTATACCGTTGCCCGCTTTAATATCATAATCTTCCTTATTTGAACTATTAGAAAATTCATACGATTGATTTTTTAAAATATACTTTGTGAAAATATCTACTCCGCTATCACCTTTTTTATAATCATCTTTAAAATTTGTATTCGTATTCATATTTACTCCTGTTTATATTATTAGCTAACATAATAATATAATTCGGAGTTAATATAAATTACCCTTTATTTAATTTGATTATTCTTCAAAAGCTCTGTGTTGGGTTGTGCGTGGTTCAAAATCAATAAACGACGTCTTATCCATTAATGGCGGTATAAGCTCGTCATGAAGCGCACAACCATTAAGAATGATACTAATTGAGGCTATCAGGATTATAATCTGGATGTATGATAGCAATTCCATCAAATACTCGTTTCCGCATGGCTTTTCTATCTAATTTGGGATGATTAAGATATTTTGGATCGATTTTCTGGGTTAACCGTTTTATTAGTTCTCTTCTGGTTGATTTTTTTAAGCTTATAGCGCTATCATAATCGGCTTCGTTATAAATTTGCATAATTCCAGTTTCTTCAAGGCAATACGCATATTCTTCAAACAATGGATTATCAGTAAATGATGTATCGTCGCTATAGGTCATACATCCGCTTAAAATTATCGATATGAGAAATGATAATAATATTTTCATTTTATTTTTCCTTAATTTGTTTTTCTATAATTTAATTCGTAATTTTTATTCAAAGTCCTCTATTTAATTTTCTAAAACTATTATACGTATTTTTTAAGAAATGTCAAGTAAAACTATTTAGCGAATTCTATTTGGCAAATGAAAATCCATTAAATCGTCAAAGTTCGCCTATAGTAGTAATCAATAAGACTCTTATATATAATCAAAGAAAGAAAATATATAAAAGAAAGAAAGTAAGTTATTGGTAATTTGCTCGACGCTCCGGAGAGTAAATTAGGATTTTTCGATTTCTGGGTTTTTTAACGTTTTTGTTTTGGAGCTACTTCTCGGAGACTCGAAGCTTAACGCCTCAAAACAAAAACAGGCACCTCTACGAGCTGCCTATTAATAATTTTCTCGAATTTTCTAAAATATACCAGGAGAAGGCATTTAAACAGAAATAAGTCAAATAAGAGCTATTTCCAAGAAAATACAAGATAATCAAGATATAAGCTCAATTCTCGTCTTGAAGCTATTTAAATGGCGAAGCAGTGGTTAATATTGCAACCCGCCAGATTTATACCCTAAATTACCCCTAAATAATCCACCAGCCAATCGTGACGGAGCTTTAAAAGAAATTACGTATACTTTATCGTATATATTTATTTAGAGCCTTCAAGAGCCTCCTGTATGTTTTACTCAATTTACTCAATTTATTGCATAATTAGATTACGGGCATTAATTTTAAAATGGAGTAAAGACAAATGACCATCAAAAGTAAAAGAGAATTAAGAAAAAAACAAACAGCTGAAATATTTACACCTTCATGGCTTGTAAATGAAATCCTAGATAAGCTAAATGAATATGGTAAAGAGTCATGGGATGAAGGTAATACATTTCTAGACCCTGCCTGCGGTAACGGAAATATACTGGTAGAAGTACTGAAAAGAAAATTATCGCTTCATCATGACTCAACAGAAGCCCTTAAATCAATATATGGTACTGATATCATGATGGATAATATCGTTGAATGTAGAACAAGGCTTTTAAAAGTACTTATGAAGGCCGGCTTTAACTTGAACCTAAATGAATTAGAGCCGATAGTTATAAAAAATATAGTCTGCACTCCTTTAGATAAATATCCTAATGGTTCACTAGATTACAATTTTGAATTTAATGGTGATGAAAATGATGATGGCGAAGCAAGGTGGTTTAATGGCAACCTTTGATACAATTATAATGAACCCACCTTATAATGGTAATAAATTAAAATCAATTGTTAATGGTAAAATATGGCATAAATTCGTAGAAAAATCATTAAAACTGGTAAAAGATAATGGATACGTATGTTCTATTAATCCGTCGCCATGGAGAAAACCTAAAAGTAAATTGTTCAATGAATTTAAAAATAGACAATTAAAATATCTAGAAATACATAATATACAAGACGGTAAAACTACTTTTAATTGTTCTACTAGATATGATTGGTATATTTTAAAGAATTCTAAAAGCGATAATAAATACACTATGATAAAAGATGAACTAGGAGTAATTTGTAAAGTTAATATGAATGAATTGGATTTCTTGCCGAATTGCGAATATGACCTAATTAAAGAAATTACGAATAAAGAAGATAAATTCAATATTTTATCTTCTTCTAGGAGTTATGATACTCGTAAACCGTGGATTAGTAAGTCTAAAATTTTATATTCTCGTTGTAGTTATGGTTGTGATAAACCACACGTAAACCAAACACCAACACAAGAATTTAAATATCCATGTGTTTTCTCAATGACTAAAAGTAATCCACTGACGCTATCCTGGTCGTCTACTAAAGATAAAGGTCACTTCGGTATACCTAAAGTAATCATTAACCTTCCAGGAGCAACCCTTTGTTGCCTTGTTGATGATAAAGGCGAATATGGTATGTCCCAATGGATATTTGGTATAGAGATAAATTCTAAAGAAGAAGGTGAATTAATTAAAAGAGCATTAATGTCGGATAAATTCAATAGAATATGGATGGCTACTAAATGGATGGCGATGACTAGAGAATGGCGTTTCTTTGAATATTTAAGAAAAGATTTCTATAAGGACTTTATATAATGAAATTCGATACAATTATAATGAACCCACCTTATCGGGGTAATTTGCATTTAGACTTTATTTAAATATATTACTCTAAATTACCCCTAAATAATCCACCAGCCAGCCATTATGATGCTTTAAAAGAAATTACGTATACTTAGGCGTATGTAAAACAAAACAACACACAGCCATTTCTAAAGAATATTAAATTATTTTATAATTCACTCAATATTCTTGTATAATAAATCTGACATAACAAAATAATGGAGTAAATAATGAAAACGAAGAAAATTGAGAAAAAAAGAAAAGCCTCTAGAAAATCATCAAAAAAATCTTATCGAAAACAACGAGAAAGAAATAAAGAAAAAATTAAAATATGGAATAAAGCCTCAAGTAAAAGAAAAAGAGCCAGAAGAAAATTAGATCCAGAATATAACGAAAAAATAAAAAAAGAAAATAGAATAAATTTTGAGAATTGGATGAACAAAGGAAACAATAGAATAATTCATAACTATAAAAAGAAAATAGCCGCTAGAAAAAGAACAGCTATATATATATAACCGTAGAAAAGAGACACTTAACGCTTTGATTGGAATAAAGGAGAAATAATGAAGAAAATAAAGAAAAAGAAGAAACCTACTAAAAAACAATTACTAGCCAAACAGAAGAAATGGTGGAAAGATACAGTAAGAGACAATTGGAATAACGAATGCGCTGTATGTGGCAGAGAAGGAGAAAATAACAAATTAGACACCCATCATATCATTTATGGACCAAATAAATGGACTTCTCCTGACTTAGGAATACTATTATGTAGCAAACACCATCGTTTTAGCTATGACTCAGCACATAAAGGAGCTTTTATATTCTATCGATGGTTTGAAAAAGAATATCCTTTAAGAGCGGCATATATATATTCTATTTATCGAACATATAATTTAAAGGATAAATCATGTATAAAGAAATAAAAACCCCATTTGCTCAATATAGATGCGGCCCATATTCACCAAAGGATAGTTTTACAACAGACGATATTCAAAAATTAGCAATTAAATATGTACAAGGTGAAGATAAACCAGTAAAAGATAGAGAAATAATCCTACTAATGCTAAGCGGACTCATCAACCAATTAGCACATACACACCAAAATCGTAATCCATCCATAGACGTAGATATATTCATAAATGAGGGATATATACACGCAGCTAAATGTCTAGATAGATTTAACTGTATTAATTCATTCTACTCATTTGCTAAACTTAGATGCAATTACGCCATGATTTCTCTTATTTTTGACACAAAAAACGTTGTCAGATATAGTAACGTAAACCAATATAAATTAAACCATTTAGTAAGAGACTCAAATGCTGACGATCCACATTATGCAGGTTCAGATAATAAAATAGTAAATATGTGGGATAGAGTATATAACGACATAATCGATAAAAGAGAACACCTAAATACAATGGATGCAGTAATATATAACGACATAATAGAAGTTATTAAAGAATATGCAAAACAATTTAAAGAAATGGATAGAGATATTATGCTTAGATACCTAAATAACGTATCTTTACAAGAATTAAGTAAAAAATATAACCGCAAGGAAGAGAATATGCGCATTAGATGGCTCAAATTGTCCAAACAGCTCAATGAATACCTAATTAGCATTGGACTAAACCTAAACGTAGATAACAAGCTCAGGGACGTACACAACCCTATAAAGAGATATCGATATTTGTACGAAAATAAATAATTGAAAATAATTAAAGGTTTTTAACAAAATATAAAGTATGATATAAATAGATTAATTAAAAATGGAGTAATTAAATGATTAAAATAAACGACGGTCCTGAACTTGAAGGCGATTGGACTCTAGACAAAGATGATCCACAAGGTATTAAAATTATAGTTACCAATACTTTTAAAATTCAAAAGGCTGGCGTAATTAAAGACATTGAGCTATTCGTCAAGTATAATTTGGGTTATTTAATGAAACACTATTGTAACGATGAAATTATTAGAGTAAACGATACTGTCAAATTGATAGATAAACGAACCAAAACATCGACATGCAATTATCTAGAAGCCGTAAGAGTAAAAATGATTAAAGTGGACCATACCGTATTCGATAATTCACAATATTTTAATTGCGAATATATTGTAAAAATCAATATTATATATAAAATAGGTTTTTCAAAAATCAAATCACAGGTAATAGATTGTAAATTATAATTTTATAAAGTAATTGGAAGGTGGTAAATAAAAATGATAAAAATAAATATAGCTGGAAAAACAAAATTATTAGAGTCACTAGAAACTATAAACACAATTAATAAAGTAAGGAATAAAATGGAAAAAGATATAGAAACAGATAAAGAATATAAAAACCCAGATAAACAAATAATAATCCAACTACTAGATAGTATAAATAATTCAATTAGAGTATTAAATAATTATCTAGAAATATTTACAGAAGAAGAAAAAAAAGAAAAAAAAGAAAATATACTCCATATAGATAAATCACTAAAAGAAGATAAAGAAGATCAATCACTAAAAGACGATATCATATTTGTAAATCCACTAGAATTTAAAGATATTAATATTGATGTTGATGTTGATGTTGATGTTGATGTTGATGTTAATGAACACTATAATAAAATAAAGAAAAACACAATAGATATATCAGACTTTACCACAATAGAAAAAGAGAAATTAGAGAAGTTAGAGAAGTTAGAGAAACAAGAGAAAATAGATAAACAAAAAAAAATAGATAAACAAAAAACGAAGGATAATATAAAGAAAGCAATTATTTCTTTTAAAGATAGTAAAGAATATAAAAACTTTTGGAGTTTGTATTGCATGAACGAAGAAAACAAAAATAACTTGGTTAGCATGTCTTTAGAGTTAGATTACGTAGAAGGAGAAGAAGCCATGCTAAAAAAACAAGGCGATACAAAAAGTACATACTATTTGTCCGTAAATGAAAGATTAAAAGAGCTAAAAATTAAAATATCAGAATATATGCAGGATATAGCCTAATAATCTCCAGGGTAAGCTCTACAGGCTAACTAAGCCCCCAGACGTATATATAGTCATACATATTTTCTGGGGGCTTAAAACCCATTCTAAGGCCTTTTTATGAATAAGGTATGAGGCCAAGGTAAAATGCGCAAATTTAATTATGGGTTATTCTGGGTGATTATGACGATTTATAGGCAAGTCTGGCGGTAATATAAAAATTATCATGATTGAGAAAATAAAAAAAATTGCCGGTTTTTCTGCCTTAATTACACCAAATTATGCTAATATTAAAGTGGCGGCGATTTACACAGGCCTACCACAAACATAATAAACACTAAGAAATGGAGAAGAATATGCCAGAAGATAAGTTGGGCCCATTAAATGAATTAGAAACTAGTGATAACACTGAACCTACACATATACCAGTAAATGCAGAACCACTAAAAAATAATAAATATGAGAAATTTGCACAAGCTTTAGTAGATACCAACGGAGATAAGAAAGCCACGATGAAGGCTGCGGGATATGAGTGGAACCCTAGTTATTTTTCTATATTAACAAATAAACAAATTATAAAAGCAAGAGTATTAGAAATAAGGCGAAGTGTACAAAGCGACAAAATACTCAATCTACAAGCCAGATTAGAATTATTATCTGACATATCAAGAGATCCTTCAGTGGCAAAAAGAACAAGAATAGCGGCATTACATGAATTATATGTACAATGTGGCGACGCAGTAAGCAAAGTTAACCTAGATGTAAACTCAACAAGTAATAATATAGTAAGATACGTAGAAGTATGTTTGCCGCCAGATAATAGTGCCAAGGAAGATAACAAGAATAAGTTGCCCGTAGAGATAAATGATGGCTCGTTAGATGATATTAATTTATTTTTAAGTGATAATAGAGATTTATTCGTTCCAGATGCATTAGAGAAAATTAGTAAAAGTAACTAATTTATCAAATCCCTTAAGGGAAATGAAAATTCAATTATGACAGATGCAGTAAAAGTAGCAAATAAGATAATATTAAAAGGTCAAGAAGGCCCACAGACCGAATTCCTGGCGTCGGATGCAGACATTACTATATATGGAGGGTCTGCAGGCGGTGGCAAATCCTACGGGCTCCTGTTGGCTCCATTAAGGCATATAGACGTACCTGGCTTTAATTGCGTAATATTTAGGAGAACTAGCCCGCAGATAAGAAATGCCGGAGCTTTATGGGATACATCTTCTAAAATATATCATAAAGTAAACGGAAAACCATTAGAGTCTAGATTAACATGGAAGTGGTTACAGGGAAAATTACATAATAAAGCAGAATTAGAGTCGGCCGCTATAAGATTTTCGCATATAGAGTATGATAGTGATACCCATAATTTTGATGGATCACAAATATGTTGGTTAGCATTTGATGAATTACAACAATTTACAGAACATATGTTTTTTTATATGTTATCAAGAAATAGATCGACATGTGGAGTAAAGCCGAAAATATTAGCGACATGTAATCCTGACAGTCAATCATGGTTAAGAGGCTTTGTAGATTGGTGGATAGGTGAAGATGGATATTGCATAGCGGATAGGTCGGGCGTAAAGAGATATTTTACCAGAGTAGATGGAATAATACAATGGGGGAAATCAAAAGCAGAATTATTAAAGAACGACGAAAAGTTTATTTACGAATATAATGAGATAACCAGAAAATATAATAAAAAGAAAGCATTAATTAATTCTAGGAATAAAACTAAATTAAAAGAAATAAAAGATAGAGCATATGGCCGATTAAGAGAATTAAAGAAAGAAGCAGAAATATCAATTAAAAGCGTGACGTTTATTTTATCTAGCGTATATGATAATAAAATTTTATTAGATACGAATGAAACATATTTATCTAATTTAAAAGCGCTGCCATTAGTTGAAAGAGAAAGATTATTAAATGGAAATTGGAATATACAAGCTGAGTCTGGTAAATTCTTTAATAAAGACTGGTTAAATGTAATAGATTCTAATGAAATACCAGAAAAAGGAGTAGAATGCAGGTTTTGGGATTTTGCAGCAACAGCACCTTCTAGAAAAAATAAAGACCCAGATTATACTGTTGGTGTAAAAATTAGAAAAATAGACCATGAATATTTTATAATTGATGTAGTGCGAATAAGAGAAAACCCGGCCGAAGTACAAAGAATTTTTAAAGAAACTGCCATAACAGATAAAGCTTTAGCAGAAGATTTAGGATTACAATATAAAATAAGATGGGAAGAAGAAGGTGGAAGTAGCGGTAAACACGAGACTTATAGACTTCAATCCTTATTAGCTGGTTTCGACTCAAGAGGGGTTAGGAGTACAGGAAGTAAGGAAATACGGGCAAAACCATTAGCTGTACAATGCGAAATAGGTAATGTTAAATTAAAAAAGGCAGATTGGAATGAGGCATACTTAAATGAATTACATATGTTTACAGACTCTACAGCTAAACATGATGATATGGTTGATGGTTCTTCTGGGGCGTTTACAGCGTTATGTAGCAACCAATTACATCCAACTATCGCAGAAGAAGAAAATAATAAAGAAAATAAAGAAGAATTAGAAAATAAGAGAATTAAAGCATATGAAGAATTAGAGGATGATTTTTTAAACGGAATAGATATAGATTTTCAATAAGGAGAAATAAATGAGTAAAGACAAAGCTAAAGATAATTATGGTCAAAAATATTACAAAAAGAATAAAGAGAAAATTAAACAATATCAAAAAGAAAGATATTTAAAAGCTAAAAATATTATTAGACCTGCTTCTACAAATGCAAGTATACCTAAAATACAATCAGAAAGTACAGGATCAAGCTTTTTTTCTATTACTACACCAGGTAAGAAGGCCGCTATTACAGATCGCAGTATTATAAATCAATATAGAAGCTGGATATATACCTGTGCTACGACTAACGGGGCTTCTGTAGCTTCACAAGACCTACATTTGTATGCAACGGTAGAACAAGGTCAGTCAGAACAGTACCTACATAAAACAAGAAACGTAAGTAAAAACAAATTAGAATTCATAAAAGAAGGTAGTTCAGTTAAATCATTGGCTAAAATACGTAGAGCTGATAATGTTGTAGAAATATTAGACCATCCTTTAATTAATCTATTAACTAATATAAATGATAATAACAATAACTTCGAGTCTTTTGAATTAACTCAAATTTATTTAGATATGATTGGAGATAGTTATTGGTATGTTGAAAAAGATTCAATCGGTTTACCTAAAGCTATATATGTATTACAATCGCAACATATGAATATTATACCGGCCAAAGGTACAAATAAGTTCATAAAGGGCTACTTATATGGAAATACTAAGAATTCTGTTAAATTTAGACCAGATGAGATAATTCATTTTAAAACGCCCAACCCTAATGACATCTATTATGGCCGAGGTGCTGCACAATCAGTCATCAGCGCCATTACAAGAATGAACTCGATGGATATATCAGAACAGGCTAGGTTGGACAATATGGGGCGTCCTGACTTCCTTGTCAATTATAAAAATGGTAAATTAGATAGCAAAGAGATAAGAAAATTAGAAAGAATGTATTCATCAGCTTTTGGCGGCCCATCTAAAGCAGGTAAAATTAAAGTAATGGATGAAGACTTTGATATTAAGACCATTGGCTTTAGTCCTAGGGATATGGAGTACTTATCGGGGCGTATATGGTCATTAAAAGAAATAGCTGGGGCATTTAACGTACCTTATTCTATATTAGATACAAGCGATACTAAGAAGGCTACATCAGAATTAGCTGAATATTGGTACGCTAAGAATGGTATATTGCCAAGGATTACTAGAATACAAGAGAAACTAAATGAAAAATTAGTATCTCTATATGATCCTACCGGCCGAATGTTCCTAATGTATGACGATCCTATTCCAGAAAATAGAAAATTAATATTAGAAGAGAATACAAAATATGTAAGTGCTGGAATTATTACTGTTAATGAGGCACGACTTAAATTAGGCTTAGCTTCTTTAGGTGCAGATTATGATATACCTACACCTAATAGGGCCAGTGTAAGTGTAAGTTCCAGTGTAAGTGATGATGAAGTGATTACAGATAAAGAAGGAGAAGAATAATAATGAAGAATATAGTTAAGTTCACTAAGGTTGCACATAAATTAAATGATAAAGAGTTAGAAGGTGTAAGAGAAGAGATCGAGAAATACAATCAAGATGTAGATACAATTGAAGTAATGAGAAAGAGTTCGGCCATAGAAACAATAGAAACAATAGAGAAAGCCATACCTAAGAACCCTAAGCTGGAAGAAGGTAGTCGAACAGTAGTTAAATATGTATCCACAAGGACTGTAGATCAATCAGGTGACATTGTAATACCTAAGGGGGTATCTTATAAGCGTTTCCTTGATGGAGGAGCACCTGTGTTCTTCCAGCATAACTATTCTTTACCTCAAATAGCAAGAGATGAAGAGATAACAACAGATGCATGGGGAATTAAGGTAAAACAACGATATGCTGATACAGGTGAAGGTACATTGGCCGATATTATGTGGAGATTAACACAGCAAGATATGAATAAGCAAAGTAGTGTAGGTTTATTACCACTAGAAGTACTGCGATTAGGTGAAGATGGATTTCAAGCTGCATTAAAAGCGCTGAAATTGCGATGGCCTGAGTTGGCGAAGAGCTCTAAGAATTGTAGGCGAATAATAGTCAAATCTCTACTGTTTGAACATAGCGACGTAGGACTTGGTGATAATACAGACACAGAGATATTGGCCGTTTCTAAGCAATTCATAAATGCAGGCGCAAATGACGTGCTTTTAAAACAATTAGGACTACCATTAATTGAAAAAGCTATAGATGAACCAGTAATTCCATTAATTGTTGAAAACCCGCCCGAAAAAATTGAGGAAAATACGCCTATAATCGATGATAAGAGTAATAATGAAGAGCAACCAGGGCAACCAGAGGAAAATACTGCAACAGAAAAAGAGGTAATCGATCCTAAAGAAGAGCTTATAATTGAGCCTAAAGAAACACCTATAGTAAAAGAAATACAAAAAACGACATTAGTAAAAGAGCCTCAAATAGTCAAGATGATTTCTAAGCCGTATATAAAAGCTGAGGAAATTAATAAAATGGTAGCAAAAGAGGTACGTAAGAAATTGGGCCGTTTAGTTTAATTTTAGAAATTTTGCAGTTTAATTGAATATTTTAGTGTAAAAATATTATAATTAGGTTGGAGTAAATGAGGATAGAGATAAGATGCAGCTAGAATTTAGGATTTGTAGCTTAAATAGAATTAATCAGATTTAAGCAGAACCACCTAAAGTAAAAGCAATTGAGTTGAAATCTAAATGAGTAAATGAAAGTAAATTGAAAATAAAGGAAATATTATGAAATTCGTAAAGTTAATTAGAAAATATATGGATCTTGAAGATAACGTATATGAGTCTGGATCGGTTCTTGAGGTTAGTGACGACATAGCTGACGCATTGATCAAGGAAGCTAAGGCAGAGGCGCATGATGGCGTTATAAAAGAGGTTAAGGCTGAAGATATGACTGCGACGATTAAAAGCGCTGTGGCTGATGCTCTAGAGCTTATCAAAGAAGATAAGGTTGAAGTGGTAAAGGATGCTAAGCTTGAAATTGAAGTAATTGAAGATGCACCGTTATTTAAGGACGTTGGTGACTTCATGACGGCTGTTAAAAAGGCTGCTTCTGGTAATGTAGATGAGCGTTTATATAAGTCTACAGGGCAAGCTGAGGGTACTGACGCTGATGGTGGATACCTTGTTGAGCATAGACTTGGCAATGAAATCTATAAAGCGGCTACTCAAGGATCGGTATTGTTACCTAAGTGTAGTACTTTGGAAATTGGCCCGAACTCTAATGGTATGAAAATCAAGCAAGTAAATGAGTCTTCTCGTTCAGCGACTACTTTATTTGGTGGAGTTCGAGTATATAGTCCTGGAGAAGGTGTTGCTAAGACGGCTTTTAAACAGGCTTATTCTCAAGTAGACCTATCGTTGGGTAAATTGTGCGCTGTTAATTATCTGACAGACGAATTACTGATGGATGTAGTTGCTCTTCAAAGCGCTATTCGATCAGACGTTGGTTCAGCGTTGGCATGGGTAATTGATGATGATATTCTCCATGGTACGACTAATACAGCAATGCAAGAGATTGAAAATCATGCATCTACTGTTCAATTTACGGTTGCTGGAGCTAATCCTACGACTGCTGAATTAATGGGAATGTTTGCTTCGATGCTACCTGGTTCGATTAATAGAGCTGAATGGTATATGTCGTTGTCACAATATGTTGCAATTAGTCAGTTAGAAAGTACTGCTGGTGATAGATTAGTTGTTCCTAACTATACTGTTACTCCTTATGGAATGTTACTTGGTCGTCCAATTAATATTATTGAGCAAGCAGATATTGATGCAAATGATACCTCGATTATGTTCTTGGACTTATCGCAGTATCTTGTTATCAAAAAGGGTGGAATTGAAGAAGTTTCAAGTATCCACGTTAAATTCCTTGAAGATGAGACTGCATATCGTTGGACTATGAGAATTGGTGGAGCTCCTAAACTAGCTTCTGCAATTACTCTACCAGATACTTCGATTGTAGCTCCTTTTGTTACAAGGGACTAAGTAGAAATCGTAAAGGGCTGGCTCTTTATTGAGTCAGTCCTTTTTTTATAAATAATATACAATATAAATATGCATCAAAACCAAATAAACGGTTAAAATAAAGGAGATGTAGCATGAAGAAAGATAAAAGAGCATTAATAGGTAAGTCGATTCAAGATTTTGTTAAAGGGATATATAAATCTACTGGGCAAAATGAAGCAACGCCCGCAGATGGTGGTAATTTAGTAGAACATACCCTTTTGGCGGACATTTTAAAGCCTAATTATATGGCGGGAACGTTGTATTCTAGGTGTAAAATATACAATTTAGGTGAAGGTACAAGTGGTAAGAAGATCCCAATTGCAAATGAGGTATCTAGAACGACTGCTGGTATTAGAGGTGGAGTCCTTGCATATAAGGTAGATGAAGGTGGAACAAAGACTGCAAGTATGGCTGGATTTGATCAACTAGATTTGAGCTTAAATACGATGGCAGTAGTAATTCCTATGACGGATGAGATAGTCCAAGACTCGGAATTCTTAGCTTCCTACGTATCAGACGCCAGTGAAGACGAGTTAAAATGGGAATACGATAACAACATCATATTTGGTAATGGAGGCGTTATGACTGGTGTATCTGGTCATAAAGCTACTGGATTTAGTGTAATATCGGCAACTATAACTGCTGCTGAATTAAAAGATATATATGATCTTTATTATGGTGGTATTGAAGGCATATGGGTAGTTTCTAAAGGGTTATGGAATGAGATAACTGATTTATGGGACACCGCTACGAAGACTCCTGGAATTCCATTAACGTTTACAAGTGAAGGTCCATTACTTTGGGGATATCCTGTAAAAGTGTTAGATTGCATGGAAAGTCGATCAATATGTTTAGGTGATTTTAGTCAATATGTAATTATACAGAAGGACTTAAAGACTGCTACTAATAAATCGTTGAAGTTTTTAGAAGATGAGCAGTATCTTAGAATTCAGCAACGAGTTAATGGATCTCCTTATTGGGCAGGTGCAATGACTATGCAAGATGGTTCGGTTGTACATCCATTTGTAATGAACAGTGATTATGACTATTCGTCTAGTTCGTCAAGTTCAAGTTCTGAGGAGCATTCTGAAAGTTCTAGTTCTAGTTCTAGTTCTGAATTACACTCAAATAGTTCTGAAAGCTCTAGTTCTAGTTCTTCTTTATAATAGTAATTATGTTTAGCCATATATGGCAAATCCCGTATATGGCTAAATAAATAGGAGGCATTATGTCAACTGGAACAACTGGAATAACAAATTTATATCTTTATCGGAAGTTTTTAGGTACGACTGACGATATCTACACT